ATGAAAGCAAGTGAAGAAGCAAAGAACGCTGGCCTTAAAAGCTTAAAAGAGCTAGCAGAAATATCAGGTTTAAATGCAGTAACTTTAATTAACTGGCTAAGAAATAGACCTAAAGCATTTAAGTGCTTGGTACTAGGCGCGGCTAAAGTAAAACGTGATTCAATTAACGAGGAAAACAAATGAAATACTCAATTCTATTTTTAGCATTATTATCAACAAATGCTTTTGCAACATACAAAGAACCGCAAGGATCAAGCGCGTTATCAAGCAGCAATTCTAGTTCGGTATCTGTGAGCGGTGCATTGTCGCAATCAAACGCAGTGCAAAATAGTACCGTAAATGCGTATGGCGGGGCTGTAGACGCATCAAATGATGTCAACCTAAGTAATGATATTAGTCAGGACACAAAAATGCCTGCTAGCTCGGCAATTGCACCTAGTGTAGCGACAATGGTAGACTGTGCAATTAGTAATCCGTCATCAAAAGCATTTAGTGTTTTAATTTTTAGTGTAAGCGGTACAACTGGCACGACAATGAACCCAATTTGCTTTGCATTAAAGACTGGCGATGTGGATGTTGCAAAACGGTTAATGTGTAGAGAATCGAGCGATTACGCTAAGGCTAACAGTACATTTTGTGAGGTGAAATGATGGATAGCTTAAAAGTAATGAGCGATTTAATAGAAATTGCTAACAATAAAATTGACACCCAAGCAGAAATAATTAAAGCATTAGAAGAGAAAATTGAATTGTTGCAAAAAATTATTGATAAGGCGCAATTATGAATGATTTATCAGAAGCAGCTTTAAAGGCTAATGTAATATTTTTTAAAGAGTTAGCAAAAAAGAATATTTTTTTAGCTGCAACATTTAATCATACAGCCAACCAATATATGGAGAAATTAAATGACAGAAGAACAGCTAAGACAGAGAGTAATCAGTCAGGACAAGATAATTGAAGAATTGGTCGCAAAAAATACCGTTCAAAACGAAATGATAGACCAACTTTTAGAATCAAACCGTGAGTATCAATTAGCACTTGCTCGTTATCAAATAGGCAGTAACGATGAGTCATGAATGGGTTAAGAAATCACAATATACGGAACAATGTAATCATGGTGGCAGTGAGTTTATTTGTAGTGAGCTAGGCTACAATGGGCATAAGACTTACAGCTTATTTCAAGATGATGAATTGATTGCAGTGTTTAAATCAAAAGCTTTATTGAAGGACTATTTTATACGGAATTACTTATGAGTTTATTTGATTTTTTAAAACCAAAAACAGCATGGTCTGATTTTAGAGAAAGAGCCCGATGTTTAAATTGTGAAGAGATTCATATCGCATCAAAGTTAACAATTTGCCCATTATGTGGGTTTAAACGTTTAAATCTTGTTATTGCTAGATATAAATATAATTATGGTCTAGTACCTTCTGATTATGCTCAGCCATTAGAATGGGAATTAGCAAAGGAAAATTTATGAGTGACGGTATAACAGAAATGCAACATTTTAACGGTTCAACTATTAACGATTGGAATAAGCAAAACATTAACCATGCAACAGCAAGTGTTAGAGCAAGCATTGGTTCCTTAAATACTCAAGTTGATGGTAAACACTACAAGCATTTAAAAATTCAGCCTGTAGAATATATCCATGCAAATAACATACCGTTTATTGAAGGTAGCATTATAAAATATGCAACAAGATGGCGTGATAAAGGCGGATTAAAAGACATTGAAAAAATTAAGCACTTTTGCGATTTATTAATTGAATTAGAAAATAAGAAAGAATAACTGGAGAAAAAATATGAAAGATTTAAATTTACATACAGTTGTTAGCGCTGCTTTAATATTAATAGTTTTAATGGTGTCAAGTTGCTCTGTAATAACTATTCACGAAAAAATGAATGCTGCAAAAGAAATGCAAAAAAATGGCGCTGACCCATTAGACATACCATGCGCTACGGAGCAAGGAACAGAAAGATATTGCGAACTTCGTTCAGCATCAAGAAAAAATAAAGATAATTAATAAATTGAGATAAAAATGCACGAACAACTATTAGAAGAAAATAAAAAATTTAATATCATATTTAAACGATTAGAGTTAATTGTTAAATATTGCAATGACTTTGTAGATGTGGAATCATTAGCAAAGATTATGTCAAACCATCCTGAATTAAAATACACGCATGTAACTACTATTCGCAAAGACTGTAAAACACTTTATGATTATGGGTTCTTGGAGTTTAAAAAAGATAAGTTAAAGTCAGGCGATTACGCGCATTTTTTTAAGTCAAGCGTAGAAAGACTTAAACCTGATGATTATGTGATAAAATATGATATAATTGGTAAACTAGAAAGACAAAAAGAACGGCAAGCAGAAGCTGTTAAAAACTTTCAAAAGTACAAAGTTAAAACATTAAGCGGATTAATTGAAGGCTCAAGAGTGTACAGCTTTGAAATACTTGAAGACCAGTTAAGAGATTCAGATAAGTTAAGACGTAAAGAAAAATCAAAGCAGCATGTAGGTCAGTTTATGGGTGAATCATCTTTGGCTAGATTTTAAATGGAAGATTCAGAAGACTACAGTAAAATTGAAGTGCCTAAGCTTAAGAAAGTAATTAGGCCACTTCATAATTGTAAGAACTGCGGTCAACTTACTGAAAACTATTATTGCGATAAGCATTGTAAAAAAGATTTTCAGGAAAGAAATTACCAATTAACTAAGTAATCACAGGCCGTAAAGAAATGCCATTGTTTTGTGGCTTTGCTTTAGTGATAAATGAACGGTTGCCACCGTTTAATTAATGGGGTGCTGAGTAAAAATTAGCATCCCCATTAATTCTATAAATATAAATTACGAAATAATTAACTAAGGACTACTCCTAGTAGGTTAATATGAAAAAAATACCATCAACAAAAGAATCAGTAACAAAAGCCAAAGATTTACTAAATCAACAAGAGACATTATTAGCGTTATTTGAAAAACTAAATAATAATGAATCTGAAAATAAAGAATATTTGGTATCAATTCACACCTTACCTACTTTCCATGTTAATTTAAATTATTCATTTCTAATAGAAGCAATAAATCAAAAGTTGCTAATGATTACAAATGAATTAAATGATTTGGCTGAATAGGTTAATAAAATGGCAGAGGTTACAGAAACAAATCCAAAGGGAGCAGGGGCGCCTGAAGGAAACACAAATTCAAATAAAAACAATCGCTTATGGGCTGATACAATTAAACGCGCCGTTGTTCAATCTGATGGTGAAAGGTTAAGACGTATTGCAGAAGCGTTACTAATGAAAGCAGAAGATGGCGACATGACAGCCATTAAGGAATTGGGTGACAGATTAGACGGTAAAGCTATGCAAGCCATTGAACATAGCGGTGATTCAGAGCATCCAATTCAACACCAAATCCAATACAATATCATTGACCCTAAAGATAAATGAAAATAACCGTATGGATTAAATTAAACAATGGCGTGTATGAGCATAATCATATAGAAGAAGGCCATTCATTTAATCAAAAGCCAACGCCTAAGTTTGATAGCCAAAAATCATGGCTCAATAATCAGTGGTTAAAAAAGCATGCGTATCTTGTAAATAACAAAATAGTGCAAAATGATAAATGTTGAAGTCCCTCGCAAACTAAAGCCATTACTATACTCAAAGCGATACAAAGGATTATATGGGGGAAGAGGCGGTGCTAAGTCACACTTCTTTGCAGAACAAGTAATATTAAGAGCTTACATGGCTACTACACGCATAGTGTGTATCCGTGAAGTTCAAAACTCCATTAAAGATTCTGTTAAACAGTTGCTCGTTGACAAAATACAAAAATATTCATTAGATGCTTGGTTTGAAGTATTAGAATCAGAGATAAGATGCCCTAACGGTTCAATCATTGTATTTAAGGGTATGCAGTCTTATAACGCGTCAAACATTAAATCACTTGAAGGCTATGACGTTGCATGGGTAGAAGAAGCTCAAACACTTAGCCAACACTCACTAGACCTATTAAGACCTACATTACGTAAAGAAGGCTCAGAGCTTTGGTTTAGTTGGAATCCTCGATACAAGACTGACGCGGTAGATATATTCTTTAGAAAGTCACCACCACCTGATGCTGTGAGTGTTTTAGTTAATTGGTACGATAACCCATGGTTCCCTGATGTTCTAAGACGTGAGATGCTTCATGACTTTGACGTTGATGCTGATAAGGCCGAGCATATTTGGAATGGGGCTTATGGTGCAAGTCAAGGCGCTATCCTTGCTCGATGGGTAGGAAGGGCAGAGCGTGATGAGCGTGTGCATAATGATGTGGTTTATGATGAAGACGGTTATACAATAGAGGTCTCAAGCGACTTAGGCTTTAGAGATACTGCGAGCTTTTGGTACTGGCAGAGAACTATGGGCGGATTTAGAGTTCTTAAGTACGAAGGCGATACTGGCCTTGACGCTGATGACTGGATACCACGTATATATAAAAGCGTATTAGAGTTAGGATGTAAAAAGCCCCCTGTTATTTGGCTTCCACATGATGCAAGAGCTAAAACGTTTCAGTCTAAGCATACTACTATTGAAAAGTTTGCAGAACGGTTCGGAGCTGATAAAGTTCATATCGTGCCAATGAGTAAAAAGCTAGACCAAATTGAAGCGGCAAGAACTGTGATAAATCGTTGTGAATTTCACCGTGATTTGTGTGAAGATGGATTGGATGGTTTACGTGCATGGGAATTCAGTTATAATGATGAAACAGGCGTAATGAGTAGAGAGCCTTTGCACAACTGGGCATCTCATCCTAGTGATGCTTTTGCTTATGGGTGTCAGGTTATGAGTGACATTGAGAAAAAGCCACAAGATGAGACTGCTAGATATCCTGTCACTGGCATTAGCTCAAGTTTGATACAAGTAGCGCCATTAGATGAACTGTGGAAGTCAACACCTAAAGGGAGTAATAGAATATGATTACAGTACAAGATGACGAGTATATGCTAGTAAGAATTAAAGATAATGCTGTTGTTATCAATAGATTATTTTTAACTGATACTGGCATAAGCCAAAGACCATGCCACGCTGAAAAAGAAAATGAAGAGCTTGCAAAGTGTGTAAATGGATGGCTTGAAAGAGAAAAAGCTGGGAGAGTTAGTTTTGGGAAGTATCTACATGACTACAAGCAAATATAATTATTTTTCTTTTATGTTATAATATAGAATATTAATCTAACTCTGGGAAGAGCTGATATGTCACTTTCAATTTTAACAAATCGCGGATGGACAGATTCAAATGGCACGTTTGCTGCCAATACTGTTTATAGCTTACCTAATGCGGTATCTAACGTTTACGTTCAGCAAGGTCGAGCGCAATTCACCGATGCCCCTCCTTCTAACTTTGCAATGGCTGGCGACCCTTCTGCGACTAATGCGCCTGTGTTTGGTCAGACTAGCGGGATTTGGGGAGTTGAAACATTTAACACAACTCAAAGGCTGGATGCTACCAAGCCATTTGCAACATTAACTTTGACTGCAAGTATTACATCTTTGTCGTTAGTCGATAACGCTGGGTCTGCTCAAGTGCTGTATAGAGAGTTTATCCAAGGCGGAGCTGGTAACTTTACAGTTTCATTTAATACGGCTGTATTTGAAAAGTCAGGCGCTTCGTTTCCAGTATTAACTACAACAGCAGGCGCAAAAGATGTGCTTACGTTTACACGCAGTTCTAACGGTAAATGGTTGGTAACAGCCGTGTTAAACGTGTCATGATTTTCCCTGCTAGTCATTTTCCTGCTTTTGGACAGGTTGCTGAGAGTGGTAGCAGTTTTTTATTAGACACTTACTCAGGCGCTTTAGGTGCTTATTCAATTGCTAGGCGGTTGTCTACATCTTATACAGGCGCATTAATAAGAATTAGACGTTCTACTGATAACGTAGAGCAAGACATTGGATATGACGGAAGTGGTAATTTAGACACAGCGGCTATTACTACATTTATTGGTGCAAATAGTGCATTTTTAGTAACTCGTTACGACCAAAGCGGAAGTGGTAACCATCAAACGCAAGCAACAGCGGCAAGACAGCCAAGAATTGTAAATGCTGGAACATTGGAAACGCAAAATGGCAAACCTTCGGCAAACTATGCCCTCGGCATAGCTGGTTTAATTACAACAACAGGCAATTTCATGCCTAACAATACGCCTACTGCACATTTTTCTGTTCAATCGTCTAACGGAGCAATTGGGATTAGATACCCTACTGTTTTTGCCATTTCAACTGGGTCAACTAACGCTTATTCATGTGCGCAAAGAGTCTCTTCACTTTCTTGTACTCAAGGGCGCACAGGAGCGGCAGATGTGATTATGACTAACGTAACATTCTCTAGCGCTTTATCAGCACTAAGCATTACAACATTAGGCAACGTATCAGGAACAATTACATCGGTATCTCAATTAAATAATGGTACAAGCGGTACAGTTAGTTTGGGAAGTTATCCTACACAGTTGGTAGGGATGCAATCAGGTTTTGAGCGCCTAGATGCTTGGTGGAATGGATTTATTTCAGAAGACATCCATTACACGCAGGACATGGTATCTGTAAGAACTGGGGTATCTTCAAATCAAATAGCATATTATGGAATCACATAAAATGAAAACATATATATTTAACAATGAAAACATCACATACCACCAAGGAGTAGTCATTAACGACATTTGGCATCCAATGACAGCTGTAAAAATATGGCCATATGAGCGTTTAGAGGATTTTGGAATTACAGTTACAGAAACTATTGAAACCCAATTTCAACCAAATCAAGAAGATTTGTTATTACAAGCAAGAGAGCAAGTAAGAAGCGCTTTACAAGAGGCTATCAATAAAAAAGCAAGGTCTTTTGGCTTCAGCGAAGGCAATGCTTTAATGTTGTATGCTGGATTTACTAATCCTTTTCAAGTAATGGCTAAAAAGTTTGCAATTTGGGAGGCTAGTGTTTGGGTAGAAGCTAATCAATACAAAGAGCAAGTATTGCTAGGCGCTAAACCAATGGTTAGCGGTGAAGAAGCAGTTGCAATGATGCCAACATACCCAAACTAATGAATAGGTTTTATCAACTGCTAATCGCTTTTGACCAATGCTTTAATTGCTTAATTGGTAGCGGATATGCTGATGAAACCTTGAGCGCTTATTTTTACAGAAAAAAAGACTGGCGAATGAAATTGGTTGATTTTATTTTTTGGTTTGACAAAAATCATTGTGAGAATAGTTATTACAGCGAATTTTTAAGAAAACACTATCCAAAAGAATATAGGGGAATATAATGGCAGGAATCAATAGTCCATATCGTTATCAGTATGAACGAGTAGCAGCGAGCCAAACCGCTCAAGTTTTGGGTGGCACAGGCGCTGTAGGTGATTACGTTCATAGATTAATTGTTACAGTTAATACATCAGCCACAAGCACGGTATCTCTAATTGATGGGGCAGGTACTGGCTTATTAACTTATCCTATTATGCCAACCAATACGCCAATCGGTGTGTATTCAATTCAAATTGAAGCTGCTAGTCAAAACGGTTCATGGAAGTTAACAACAGGTGCAGGCGTTGATGCTATGGCAGTTGGTGTGTTCTCAGCTTAAGGCTAAAAATGGCAGAACAAAAAACAATCAGTAAAGAAGTTCAACAATATATTAACCATATTTCTGCTTATGAACGCGAGTTTGCAAAGTGGGAATCAAGGGTTACTAAAATATTGAAACGTTATCGAGACGATAGCAGAACTTCTCAAGATACAGGCTCAAGATTTAATATTCTATGGTCTAATGTGCAGACGTTAAAATCTGCCACATTTTCACGCTTGCCAAAACCTGATGTATCTCGTAGATTTAGAGACAATGACGATATTGGGCGAGTTGCTTCTTTAATCTTAGAGCGTGCATTAGATTATGAGATTACTCATTATTCAGACTACCGAGAATCACTAACATCATCTATCTATGACAGATTCTTAGGCGGTCGCGGTGTTTCATGGGTGCGCTATGAGCCTAAATTCAAACCTGCCGAGCCTAACGAATTTCAAATCAGTGAAGACGATGAGGCAGAGTATGGCGAAGAGCTGGACTATGAGTGCGCCCCTACTGACTATGTTCACTGGAAAGATTTTGGACACAATGTAGCCAGAACTTGGGAAGAAATAACGATTGTATGGCGTCGTGTTTATATGTCGCGCGAAATGTTAATTGAACGGTTTGGTGAAGAAGAAGGCAAGAAAATACCTTTAGATTCTCAACCTGATGAGATGAAAAACGCTACTAAAGAAGGGGTTGACAAAAGAGCATGCGTTTATGAAATATGGGATAAAGGACGCGGTGTTGCTGTTTGGTTATCTAAATCACAAGGTGAGATTTTAGACAGCCAAGAAGACCCATTAGGTTTAGATGGATTTTATCCATGCCCTAAACCTTTATATGCAACAATTACAAACGAATCATTGGTTCCTATTCCTGATTTTGCTATCTATCAAGACCAAGCGAACGCCTTAGACACACTTTCAGACAGAATTGATGGTTTAGTCAAGGCTTTGCAAGTTAAAGGCGTCTATGATGCAGGAACGCCAGAATTGGCACGTTTATTCACTGAAGCAACGAACAACGATTTAATCCCTGTTAAAAACTGGATGGCATTTGCTGAAAAACAAGGTCTAAAAGGTGCAATTGACTTAATTGACATTCAACCCATTGCTACTGCTTTGAATAACGCTTACCAAGCATTTGAGCAAGTAAAATCACAGGTTTATGACATTACTGGCATTTCAGACATTGTTAGAGGTCAATCAGTCGCTAGCGAAACGGCAACGGCTCAACAAATTAAAGGTCAATACGCTAGTTTAAGACTAAAGGCGTATCAAGATGATGTTGCTAGGTTTGCAACTAATTTGATTCAGTTAAAAGCACAGATTATCTGCAAACATTTTGACCCACAAACAATTTTAATGATTAGCGCCGCCGACCAATTAAGTGAAGAAGACAAAGCTTTAGTGCCGCAAGCGTTAGAGATACTTAAAAACGAGCCATTACGCTCATTCAGAATTGAAATCAGCACTGATTCAATGATTAACATTGACGAAATGCAGGAAAAGCAGAATAGAGTAGAGTTTTTAGGCGCTGTGAGCAGTTATTTAGAGAAAGCAGTACAAGCATCTCAAGCAGCACCACAAATCACGCCATTGTTGCTTGATTTGTTGAAATTCGGCGTGGTAGGGTTCAAAGTTGGTAAGTCAGTTGAAGGTCAAATCGACGCAACGGCTGAAAAACTTAAAGCCGAGCTTGAAGCACCTAAAGAACCACAGCCAGACCCTGAGCAAATTAAATCTCAAGCATTGCAACAAACTGAAATGATGAAACAGCAAGCAGAAATGCAACGTCATCAAATGGAAATGCAAATGCAAGCACAGCAAAACCAAATGCAATTACAACATGAGCAAGAATTGGCATTATTCCAATCTAAAATAGATGCGGAATCAGAACAAAGGCAATTAATGCACGACCAAGCACTAAAAGCGCAAGAATTCGCATTCAATCAGTCATTAGAACAGTTTAAAGCAGAGGTTGAATTGATTAAAGCACAAATTAGCGCACAAACCACGTTAAGCGTTGAACAGGATAAAGCTGCGGAAGGTGCTGTCAATAATGGCTAGAGTAACTTACATACAACTGCCAGACGGCTCATTAGTTGACAAATCTACTTATTATCAGCCAGAAATTGATGCGCCAATGATTATGGGTGATATTCAGCCATATAAATCAATGGTGACAGGTGAAATGATTATGGGCAGGTCACAACACAAAGCCCATTTAAAGCAGCATGGTTTGTTAGAAGTGGGCAATGAAACGCAATATTTAAAAAATGAACACAAAGAAATGCGTGACATGAAACAAGATATTGCAAGACAGGTGTATAATAGACTTAAATAAATTATGGAGAAATATTATGGCATTAGCTAAAGATTTAATGGGTGTAGGGTTTAGCGCTGGACAGGCTAAAGGATTAGCAGGCGGATTTCAAACATTAGCGGCGGCTGGTACTAACCAAGCTACAGGCGGTGTGATTCGCTCAAGTAAAGTTACCGTGACAGGTGCAACTGGCTCAAACGCTGTTGTTTTACCTGCTGCTGAACTAGGAGATTCAGTATTAGTATATTCTAGCGCTGCAACGAACGCTTTATTAGTGTTCCCTCCAGTTGGTGGTAATATTAACGCGGCTGCGGCTAATGCTTCATTTAGTGCTACAGCGCAAACACCTTTTTATTTTACTAAAGTATCAGCTACACAATGGTTGGCTAAATAGTTTAGAAGCCGCCTATAGGCTTAACGCGAACGCTGTGAAGCGCCGCTTTGTAATGATGTAGGCTAGTTACAAAACTGACTTGGAGTAAAAGATGCAAGAAGAAAATACGCAGATTACTTTGCGCGATACAATTCAAAATGCAATTAATGAACACGCCCCACAGGATGAAGTTCAAGAAGTTTCAACAACCCGCGACGAATTAGGCAGATTCAAGCCTAAAGAAGAAGCTGTAACTAGTAACGTTACAGATAAAGCCACAATTGAGGCACAAACGGAAACAGTTGAAGCACCACAAGTTAAACCGCGCCCATCTTCATGGAAAAAAGACTATGAGGAACACTGGACTAAACTAGACCCTACTTTACAAGACTATATTGCACAACGTGAGAGCGACTATGCAAAAGGCGTAAGTACTTATAAACAGAATTGGGAAACAGCGGCTCCTATTTATGAGGCAATGCAACCATTTTTACCATTGTTGCAACAACATAACTTACAACCGCAACAATGGATTAGCAATTTAGGAAACGCCCATAAAGTTTTAGCGTTAGGCTCAGAGCAAGAGAAATTACAAGCCTTTGCAAAACTAGCAACCGATTATGGCGTGCCTATTCAAGCATTGACTGGTCAAGGTTACGACCCACAGCAATCTTTGCTAATGCAAGAATTGAACCAAATTAAAAACCAATTCACTGAATTTAAGACAACACAACAACAACAAGAAGAAATTAAATTAAACAGTGAAATTGAAAGCTTTAAAACAAGCGCACCATATTTTGATGATGTACGCGAAACAATGTCTCAGCTCTTACAGAGTGGCGTTGCAAGCGATTTAAAAACGGCTTATGACAAAGCTATTCGATTGCATGATGATGTTTGGCAGAAAACCCAAGCGGAAGCCCTACAGGCTCAAGCTAAGGCTCAAGCAGAACAGAATCATCAAAAGGTAGTACAAGCAAAAGCTAAGGCTGTATCAACTCGCTCAAGCACCCCTACAGGGTTAATGAACAGTGGTAACGGTAAAAAAGACCTCAGAAGCATTATTGCCGAACAGGTTACACAATACGCAAATGAGCGTGTTTAATTTTACTTAATGGAGAAATATTATGGCATTCGCAAATAGCGCCGTATCTGATATTATCACCACCACGATTCAATCTCGTAGTGGTGAGTTAGCTGACAACGTAACACAAAATAACCCATTACTTGCACGTTTAAAAAAACGCGGTAATGTTCGCCCATTCTCAGGTGGTAACGTGATTTTAGAAGAAATCATGTACAACGATTCAACAACTAATAACACTAACTCATACAGTGGTTATGAAGTGTTGAACATTGCACCTAACAGCCCTATTTCAGCGGCTCAATTCCCAATTGCTCAGTATGCAAGTGCTGTTACAATTTCAGGTCTTGAAATGTTGCAAAATAGTGGTCCAGAGCGCGTAATTGATTTGATTGAAGGTCGTGTACGCATTGCCGAAGCTCAATTAATGAACCGTATTGATACAGACTTGTATTTGGACGGCACTGGTAATGGTGGTAAAAACTTAATCGGTTTAGCTGCCGCTGTACCTGATGCACCTACTTCTGGCACTTATGGCGGTATTGACCGTGCTACATGGTCTTTCTGGCAAACTAAGAAATATTCAGGTGTAACTGATGGCGGCGCTGCTGTATCTGCTGCTAACATTATCCAATACATGACTTCATTGTCATTACAATTGGTTCGTGGTAGCGATAAAGCTGACTTGATTATTGCTGACAATAACTACTACTCTCTTTATGTTAACGCATTACAAGCAATTCAACGCGTTACAAGTGAAAATGAAGCTGGTTCAGGTTTCGCTTCATTAAAATTCTATGGCGGCGGTACTTCTGCCGATGTGGTATTGGGTGGTGGTAACGGTTCTCATGCAACGGCAAATCACATGTGGTTCTTAAATACGAATTACATTAGCTTCCGCCCACATGCTGACCGCAACTTCGTTCCTATCGGTGGCGAGCGTCAAGCAGTAAACCAAGATGCTATTGTTAAATTAATCGGCTTTGCAGGAAACTTGACTGTATCTAATTCAAGCTTGCAAGGTGTTTTAGTTGGTTAAGGGGAAATAAAATGACATTTTCAGCAACTAGTACCGTTGGTATTGATACCGACAACACAATCTTAGGTACAGACGTAACAGCAGGTCGTGCGTTTGTTCCTTTTGCATTGGGTCAACAAACTTGGGGTAACAATGGTAAATTGTACGTGTTCGCACGCGCAAATGCTACCATTGGTGCTTCTGACGCAGATTGCTCAGTAAGTGCAACCACATTCCTTGCTACTGCTTCAGGTGGGTCTTATTTAAGCCCTGCTGTTGCAATGGCTTCAGGTGATTACGGTTGGTTTAGTAAAGCTTCTGTATAGTTTAATCCTGCTCAGAAATGGGCAGGTTTCTAGTGTGTATTTATTAAGTATGCACTACAAACCTCTAACTACTTAGGGAATTAAATTATGGCATTAGATTCAGATACAAATAGCATTTTACCGCACGTTCGATTTTATCAGCGTGAAGTTAAAGACGAGTTTAAAAGTAAGCAAGAAAACAGGCCTATTTATTACATGGCGGATTTTGTGCGAATTGAAATAGCAGGGAACTCTTATTCAATCATTGACACATTTGCTAACGAAGGTCACAAACAAGCATATCCTGTTCAATGGGCGCGATATGAGAATGAAAAGAAAGAATTAGGCGACGATGATATTACTGGCACCGTTTTGGGTGACTGGTCTATTTTAACAGCCGCTCAAGTACGTGAATTAAAACATTACCATTTTTACACAGTTGAGCAAGTGGCGAACGCTTCTGATGCTGCAATTGAAAAAGTCACAATGGTTGTTGGCATGAGTGGGTTCTCATTTAGAGAAAAAGCTCAAAACTATTTAAAACGCGCCAAAGATTCAAGCGTATTAGATGCTCAAAATGAAGAATTACGCAAACGTGATTTAGAGATTGAAGCATTAAAAACACAAATGAATGAATTGATGGCCGCTCAAAGTGTTAATAAACAAGGCACTTTAGGCTTACCAAAGGGTAAATAATGGCTACACTCCTTGCTTTAGTTCAACAAGCTAGCGCTGAAATGGGATTACAAGTCCCTAACTCGGTTGCTGGAAGTACCGACTTGCAAACGCAACAAATGTATTATTTGTTAAACGCGCTCGGTTCAGATTTAAGCAGGGAGTACCCTTGGGAAGCTTTAAACAGAGTTTATCGATTTACCACTCAATACTTAATCACAACTGGCAACGTAACAGAAAACAGCCAAATAATCACAGGTATTCCAAGCACTGCTCAGTTATCGACTAACTACATGCTTTCAGGTGTAGGAATTAATCAAGATACTTACATTCAATCAGTTGATAGCGCAACTCAAGTAACCATATCTCAAGCAGCTAGCGCAAGCGGTACAGGCGTAACGTTAAACTTTGGTCAAACAATTTACCCTTTACCTTCTGATTTTGATAGACAGATTGATAGAACGCACTATGATAAGTCTAAGCGCTGGGAGATGCTTGGTCCAGAAACAGCGCAACAATGGGAGTTTTTAAAATCCAGTTATATTTCTACTGGCCCACGCATGCGGTACCGTTTTATCGGCGGCAAATTTCAAATATGGCCTAACATTACAACAAACGAATATTTGGGTTATGAGTACGTATCAAACGCATGGGTAAATGATGCTACAGGCACGCCTAAGGCACTTTTTACCGCTGACACTGATACTTGCATATTCCCTGACCGTTTGCTTGTCACAGGGCTTAAAATGAAGTTTTTTGAAGTCAAAGGATTTGATACTACAGGCTTCTATCGTGACTACTTAAGGCAGCTAGAGTTAGCTAAACCTAATGATGGCGGCTCGTTAACTTTGAGCATGTCTCCTAAAGCATCAAGTGTTTTAATTGGGTTTGAAAACATCCCTGACGGTTCTATTTATGGACAAGGCTAATGAGAGTAGCACAAAAGGCAAATTCAAAGGCTGTTAGCTTATCTGCTCCAGTTGGAGGGTGGAATGCTAGAAACTCATTAGCTGAAATGCCTATTTCAGATGCTTCTAGTATTGTTAATATGTTCCCTTTGACTACTGAAATTCAGCTTAGAAAAGGTTATACAAGACACGCAACTGGCTTTAGTGGTCAAGTTGAAAGTTTGATGACTTATTACGGCGGCGCAACTACAAAAATGTTTGCTATTTGTGCAGGCAGTTTTTTCGACGTATCTTTAACTGGCGCCATTGGCGCGGCTGTAGTTACTGGCAAAAGTAATTCTAGATGGAATTATACAAATATTGCTACCGCTGGCGGTAATTTTTTAATGTCTGCAAATGGCGTTGACAAGCCAATGTTATACGACGGTACAACTTGGACAGCCATTGATGGTGCATCTACCCCTGCAATTACAGGTGTGACGACGACAACGCTAGAAAATCCAACGTTATTCAAAACAAGATTATTTTTTATTCAAGCTAATACATTAAAAACTTGGTATTTGCCAGTCAATTCTGTAGGCGGCGCTGCCAGTGCCGTTGATGTATCTGCGATTGCTTCGAGAGGCGGTTATATTGTTGACCATGCAACTTGGACAATTGACGCAGGGCAAGGCGTTGACGATTATTATGTGATGGTGACAAGTCAAGGCCAAGTTATTATCTACCAAGGAACTGACCCTTCAAGTGCTAGCACATGGGCATTAAAAGGCGTTTGGGATTTAGGCAATCCAGTAGGCAGTCGATGCTTGTATAAATTAGGCGGTGACGTTCTTTATATTTCGCAAGATGGGCTTGTACCACTTAGTGGCGCTTTACAGTCATCAAGAGTTAACCCAAGAGTAGCAATTACTGACAAGATTCAATTTTCTGTTAGCTCAGCTGTGAGTTCATACGGCAGTAACTTTGGCTGGTCATTGCTTTATTACGCACCTGAAAACATGCTTATACTAAACGTACCTATTGGTGAAGGCGGAGGGCAAGAGCAGTATGTTATGAACACAATTAGCCAATCTTGGACTCGGTTTACAGGATGGAATGCTAATTGCTGGGCGTTATATGGCGATTCGCCTTATTTTGGCGGCAATGGTTATGTAGGCAGAGCTTGGGACGGCAACTCTGACGACGGCTCAAACATTCAAGCAGTTTGCATCCAAGCTTTTAGTAAGTTTGGCAATGCTGGAAAGTTAAAACGTTGGACAATGGCAAAGCCTATTTTTAGAGCTAATGGCAATCCAAGCGTAGGCATGTCCATGAATGTGGACTTTGATTTGACAAATAGCACCAACTCACTTTCATTTACGCCTAGCAGTAGCGGTTTATGGGATGTGGGGATGTGGGATAATTCAACGTGGGGCGGTGATTTTATTATTGTGCAAAACTGGCAAACATTTTCAGGAATTGGATATTATGGCGCGCCTCAGTTGAATATTGCTAGTCAAGGCGTTGATGTTAGATGGGTAAGTACAGACATTGTGTATGAAGTAGGTGCTATTCTTTGATTACTTACAGCTTTGATGGTGAAAAAGTTGGTATATGGGTAACAGAAAAAGCAGGCGGCGAGTATAAGCAAGGCAATACTGCAATAGGAATTGAATATAATGGTGCTTTAATTGGTGGCGTTATGTATGATGGGTTCACAGGCGGAACAATATTTATTCATAGCCGTATTGATGAGCCTAAAAAAATAACACGCACTTTTTATTTTATGATATTTGATTATCCGTTTAACCAATTACAAATTAAGGCGTTACGTGGTATAGTTAACATAAATAATCTATGTGCAATAAAGTTAAATGAACACATAGGTTTTACACGCGAAGCAATGTTAAGGGATTACTTCCTAGACGGCGATGCGATTGTCTATACTATGTTTAAAGACGATTGTCGTTTTCTAAGAGGTAAGTATGCTTAACATTTTCAAAATATTCTTCAACCCTGCATGGCTTTGTGAAAATGTGTTCACATTGTATGGCGGCGGTAAATCTAAAGCCCCAGCTGCGCCTGATTACACGGCGGCAGCCAACGCTACAGCGGCAGGTAATTTAGAAGCTGCAAGAGTGGCTGCAAAGGCTAATCGTGTTAGCCAATATACGCCATACGGTAATTTAGTCTACACTCAAGGCAACGGCACATCCGCACCACAATTTAATCAAGTTGCTTATGATAAAGCATTATCTGATTATAATTCTCAACAATCTAAACTGCAATCAAGCATTACGGGCGGTGGATATTATGACACAGCATCAGGGAGAATTGTATATCCAACTGCATCTGCATCAAATGCGAAAGCCCCCAATAGAGATGATTACTATTTTGGCGGCGGTAGTAATGACCCTGATGTGTGGTCTGCTACTCAAACACTTAGCCCTGATGAGCAATCAAAATTAGATAAAAATAATGCTTTATCTTTAGGTCTTTTAGACACAGCGCAATTTGGTCTTAATGATGTCAATAAACAATTGTCTAAAGGATTTGATTTTAGCTTATTGCCAGCCCAGCAAATTAACGCTGGACAAACTGCTCAAGATGCAATCATGGCACGTTTAAATCCACAATATGACAGAAGACAACAATCATTAGAATCGCAATTAGCTAATCAAGGCATTGCACGCGGTACTGAGGCATGGAAAGCTGGTATGACTGATTTAGATAATGCACGTAATGATGCTTATATACAAGCTGGTTTACAAGGGATTAATACAGGGAACGCGGCTAGACAACAAGCTTTGCAAGAGCAACAGTTTGGGCGCACAGATAGCTTAAACATGATTAATGCTTTGCGGACAGGCAGCCAAGTGCAGCAACCTAATTTTATCAATGCACCACAACAGCAAACAACTGCTGGCGCTGATTTATTAGGTGCTGCCAATCAGCAATATGGCGCTAATTTAGGCGCTTATAATGCACAACAAGCAGGTGCTAATAATTTCATGGGTGGTCTTATGGGATTGGGCGGTTCTGCATTTGGCGCGGCTGGCAACGCTGGTGGATTTAGCGCTTTATTCTCTGACGAGCGCCTAAAATCAAATATTAAACGTATTGGCACTCACGACGAATTAGGCGTAGGCATTTACTCATACGATAAGTTTGGTAAACCTGAAGTAGGTGTGATGGCACAAGAATTAAAAAAAGTTAAACCTGAAGCAGTATCTACTCATGAGAGTGGCTACTTAATGGTTGATTATAGTCAATTGTAGAGGTAAAAAATGTCACTTATGCCAATGCAAGGCAATCCAGCCGAATTACAACAAATAGCCAATCGCAGAAAGATGGCTGAGCAACTTATGCAGCAAGGTCAGGAACCATTGCAAGGGCAAATGGTATCTGGTCACTATGTAGCTCCTAGCTGGACACAGCAACTTGCTAAAGGCTTAAATATGTACATGGGCGGCAAAGGTATGCGTGATGCTGACAACGCCCAAGGCGCTTTTGAAAAGAAAAAACAAAAAGCTATTGCAGACGCACTAAAAGGCGGAGATAGAGCCGCTATTTATGGTGCAGTTTCTCAATATGGCAAAGACCCATCATTGGAATTAGCTTTGGGTGATTTGAACTATGGACGCGAACGTCAAGACCGTCAAGCCGACATTTTAGATACACGACAATACGAAGGCGTGACACATGAGCGCAATCGTGGGGAGCAATTGCAAGACATGAAAAATACGCAAGAATTTCAACGCATCATGCAAAAAGAGCAGCAAGGCTTTCAATTAAGCACACAAGAAAAGCAATTTGCACAACAAATGAAAATGCAAGCGCAATCGCAAAACTTCCAAGCTGCTCAAAACGCTCAAAATCAACAATTCCAAGCAGGGCAAAGCGATAAAAACAGAGCGCAACAATTAGAATTAAATAATGCTAGATTAGGCGTAAATGGCGTTAAAATGAGCCCTACTTTACAAAAAGAAATATTTGAGGCAGATGATTTAACGCAAAGGTCATCTAGCACTTTAGATATGCTTAAACAAGCTCAGCAATTAAACAAGAAAGCATATTCAGGTGTTGGTGCTAAACAACGTGCTGTTATTGCAAGTAATCTTGGATTTGGGTCTGGTGGGGCTGATGCAACAATAAATCTAGATAATTTAATGACAGGCCAAGCGCTTGAATCTTTAAAAACTACTTTTGGCGCTGCCCCAACTGATAGCGAACGTAAAATGTTGATTGAGTTACAAGCTAGCGCTGACAAAACGCCTAAACAACGTGAAGATATATTAAATAGGGCGGTTGAGCTTGCTAACAACCGCTTACAGTTTAATGCAAGTAAAGCTAAAAACTTAAGAACTGGTGAATATTTTAATGAAATGCCAGCATTACCACAAACAACCGCACCAAAACAATTGCAACAAAGTCAAGGTGGCGTTAAATTTTTAGGGTTTGAATAATGCCTGTAGCTAAATTTCAAATGCCTGATGGTCGAATTGGACGGTTTGAAGTGCCTGAAGGTACTACACCTGAACAGGCTCAAGGTCTAATTACCAGTTATGTTTCACAATCAACGCCAGAACCACAAAAAGAAAGTGGCATAGGTCAAGATATAGGCAATTTAGCTGCGGGCGCTCTTAGAGGCGCTGGTAGCATTGGTGCTACATTACTAACGCCTTACGACTTGATTGCAGGCAATACGAAATCTATTGGCAATCCTGAGCGTCGCCAAGCCATGGACGAAGGTTTGCAAATGATGGGCGCTCAACCTGATAGCGGGTTGTATAAAACTGGCAAAATTGGCGGAGAAATAGCAGGGACTGCTGGTGTCGGCGGCATGCTTGGAAAAGGCGTAGCTGCATTATCACAATCGCCTAAAGCGGTTCAATTAGCTCAAGCATTGCAATCAGGTGGATTAAGCGCTAACGGTGCAAATATGGCAACTCGCGTTGGTGCTGGCGCTGCTACAGGCGCGGCTAGCGCTGGGTTAGTTGACCCTGACCAAGCTATGACAGGTGCAGTTATTGGCGGGTCTTTACCTGCTGGCGTTGGTGCCATTAAAGGATTGGGTTCTTTAGGAATTAAAGCGCTTGGCGGAACTACAGGCGTTGGTGAAGAGGCTTTATTGCAAGCATTAAAATCAGGTAAAGAAGGTGGTAAGTCTGGACAATCTTTTGCAAGCGCTATGCGAGGCCAGTCAAACATGGACGATGTTTTAAACTCAGCAAAACAAAACTTAAGCGTTATGGGGCAACAAAAGCAAGAAGCTTATAGAAAAGGGATGGCTGGAATTAAGTCAGATAAGGCTATTCTAAATTTAGATGGTGTTGATGATGCTTTAAAGAATGGCATGTCAATGGCAACCTATAAAGGTCAAGTTAAAAATGAAGCCGCTGCAACCGCATTAAGCAAAATTAATTCCGAAGTACAGAAATGGAAGTCATTAGACCCTGCGGAATTTCATACTCCTGAAGGTTTAGACGCTTTAAAACAACGCATAGGCGGAATGATTGAAGACATCCCTTATGAACAAAAAACCGCTTTAAATGCTGCCAATGGCGTTTATAACGCTTTGAAGTCTGAAATTAACAAGCAAGCACCTGATTATGCTAAAGTAATGAAAGGTTATTCTGAAGCAAGCGAGACAATATCAGAAATTGAGAAGGCCTTGTCTTTAGGTAAAAAAGCGTCCGCTGATACTTCTATGCGTAAATTGCAATCGTTAATGAGAAATAACGTTAACACTTCTTACGGCTACAGAACTAAATTAGCAGAACAATTGCAAAATGCAGGTGGTAATGAAATCATGCCAGCGTTAGCAGGTCAATCACTTAATGAATTTTTACCTAGAGGCATACAAAGAGCAACTAGCGGAACTGGTGGCGCTGGTCTTGCTTTAACTGGCAATATCCCTGCCGCTGTAGGTCTCGCTGCAGTTTCTTCCCCAAGGGTTGTAGGTGAGGCATTGTATGGGGCTGGTAAAGCTTCAGCAAAAGTTAGCCCTGCTTTAATAAAAGCATTGAAAAAAGCTTCGACAAATCTACCTGTCGTTGGTGCAAGTATCAATAATGAATGATACGACCAAATAGACGAAATAGATAAAAAGAATTGATTGTAAAATAGTCATAATTAATAGTAACATAAAATTAAACAGGAAAGCAAATCATGAGTAGAAACGGCAGCGGTGTTTACAGCCTCCCAGCTGGAAATCCAGTAACCACAAACACGACTATATCAAGTTCATGGGCTAATTCTACCCTAAGTGACATAGCAACGGCTCTCACGCAATCTTTATCTAAAGATGGTCAAACAGTCCCAACTGGCAATTTGCCTATGGGCGGCAATAAATTAACAGGGCTAGGCGCGGCAACTGGCAATGGAGAATCTTTACGCTTTGAGCAGTTATTTTCGCAAGGTAACCCGATTGATGTTGCTGGGTCAGGAACTACTGACATCGGCTCTGTATCTAGTAACTTTTTAAACATTACAGGTTCAGCGACTATTACTTCATTTGGTACTAATTACAATGGACCTAAATACCTAAAATTCACAGGCTCAACAACTTTAACTTATAACGCTACAACTTTAGTCACTCCAGCAGCTGCAAATATTGTAACTTTGGCTGGAGATACAGCTATTGCTGTTCCAAAATCTACTGCAAGCGGCATTCCTGACGGATGGGAAATTGTTTTTTATAGTGAATTTTATGGTTCTGATGTTGCTTTTAAAAACCGCATTATTAACGGTGCAATGCAAATTGACCAAAGAAATAACGGCTCTACAACAACTGGAGAATGGTGTTGCGATAGATGGTCAACTATTAATTCAAGCGGCGTTTTAACTAAACAACGTGTTCAAGATTCACCTCAAGGTTTTGGATATTCTCAAAAAGTAACAGTCACTTCTGCCGGCACTCGAAATTCTGGTGATTTTGCTGCAATAACCCAAAAAATTGAAGGATGCAATATTGCAGATTTAAATTTTGGCTCAGCTAATGCCAAAACAATAAGCTTTTCGTTTTGGGTTAAATCTTCATTAACAGGTCTATTTAGTGGAGGATTTTCAAGCGGAAACAACAACAGATTTTATGGGTTCACTTACACAATCACTACAGCAAACGTGTGGCAAAAAATAGTTGTACAAGGCGTGCTTGGTGACACTACTGGAGGGATTACAGAATACCCTACATCACAAGGTGGGGTAGCAGGACTTATCGTCAAATTAGATTTAGGTTCAGGTTCAACTTATCAAGGCACTGCAAATTCTTGGAATTCTCAAACTAATAGACTAGGATTAGCTGGCACAGTAGGTTTTGCTCAAACTTCTAGCGCTATTTTTCAAGTGACTGAGGTTCAATTGGAAAGAGGATTGTTGGCGACTGATTTTGATTTTCGTGATACTCAACAAGAATTATCTCGTTGCCAAAGATACTTCGAGCTGATTAACGGTGGTGTTGTTACTGCTTCAATACTAAAAGAATTTTATTACAAAGTTACAAAAGCAAAATTACCAACTATTAGCAATATAACTATTAGTTCTGGCTCAGGTGCGACTTTTACAAATATATTCACTAGTCATGTTTACCAAGAAACTGTGAATTCGGTGAATACACTGTTTTCTTTATGGGCAACAGCGGAGCTTTAATATGCAATATTTACTCTGGCTAATCTACTTCGTCCCTGCTTTAGCAGTTGAATTGCTTTGCTGGCTGACAAATCCAATAGCTTGTTTATTCGTAGTAAAACGTGAGCGCACAGATACAGTGAAACGCTTAGATAGGCGCATTGTGACGATGCAACGTGAGTACCTATGGGGCGTTTTTAACCTATGGTCAACGCACGATAACGCAGTCGATGAAGGCTGGCATGGATTATATGAAATCCCATTTCTCAGTAGCACAACACAATCAGACTATGACAACTCAGCATTAATTCGTTATTGGTGTCGCCTGTGGTGGCTTACTCGTAACACAGCTTATGGTTGGACATATCTTTTATTTAGCGTAAATACTGAGAACGGCTGGCAGATTAAAAAAGACATTCCGCTATTTTTTGGATATTATAATTCTGTTAATATAGGCTGGAAGTCGCATAAATTAATGCCTCGCTTATTATACGCAAACAGGATTATTGGATTACGCAAATACAAATAACAAATGGAAAAATCTATGGTCGAACATACAATGACAGAAAAACTGGCAGAAAATGCCACAATTGGCGGCGGAATAACTGCGGTATTAGGTGGATTAACTAGCACTGATATTGCAGCTTTTGGCGGTTTAATTGTAGGTCTTATTGGTTTGGCTATTAACTTGTATTACAAGATTGAAGCGAACGAACGTGCAAAAGAGTTACATAAGAGACGTTTGAAGAAGCTGGAGGAAGAGGACGAATTGTGATTACTTCAGAAAATGGAATTAAATTAATCGAGAAGTTTGAAGGTTTTAGAGAAAAGCCTTATTTGTGTAGCGCTGGCGTTCCTACCATTGGCATAGGTTCAACACGTTACGCAAACGGCGCTAATGTAAAACTTACTGACTATCCTATTACTTTGGTGCAAGCAAAAATGCTGCTAGCTCAAACAATTAAGCCATTTGAAAACGCCGTTAATCGTTATGTCCAAGTTAAGATTAATCAAAATCAGTTTGATGCGCTAGTATGTTTTGCTTACAACGTCGGATGGCAAGCATTAAGAACTAGCACTTTACTTAAAAAATTAAATTCTGGCGATATTGTCGGCGCGTCAAACGAATTTGAAAAATGGAATAAAGCAGGTGGTAGGAAAATACAAGGATTGGTTAATCGCAGGTTAGCTGAAAAAGCATTATTCCTATCATGAAAAGACGAAACAACGACATTAACAAGATAGCACTATTCATTGTATTTTCAGTCATGTTCATGATGGCATATGGTTTGGTATCATTTATTTTACAGTGTATTGATGTTGCATTTGCTTAAAAGTGTTATATAATACAATTACTTACAACAAATAGGCGATTGTATGGCAAAGTATAACCAAGCAGACTTAGACGCATGGCGTAGCTATGCAACAGTGAGGCAATTAGAATATATAAGAGCAGTAGAAGATAGCAATTATACAGGCATGGAAGCCGCAAAAAAATTAGGTTTAAATGCTAGCACTATCAACAGAAGTTTAAACGCACTCAAATACAAGTATGATAAAAATGTTAAAAAGATATCATACACTAGTAAAAAAATAGAATACAAAACATCAACAATTAAGCATTTTATCATACCTGACGTCCAAGCAAAAAAAGGTCATGATTTTGAATATTTAAAAGCCACTGGCAATTACATTGTAGAAAAAAAGCCAAATGTGATTGTATGTATTGGTGACTTTGCTGACATGGAATCTTTAAGCTCTTACGACAAGGGTTTAAAGTCATTTGAAGGTAGAAGCTACAACAATGACTTATGGGCTGCTAGAGACGCTATGGACGCTCTATTAACGCCATTATTTGACTACAACAAAACAGCAAAAACGCAATATAAGCCAAGAATGGTTTTAACGCTCGGCAATCATGAAAACAGAATCAATAGAGTGATTAACGAAGATAGAAAGCTAGAAGGCTTAATTTCTATTGCTGATTTACCTTATCAAGATTGGGAAGTACACGACTTTTTAGACGTTGTGACAATAGACGGTATTGCTTACTCTCACTATTTTACAAGCGGCGTAATGGGAAGGCCAATAACAAGTTCCAATATGATTTTAAACAAAAAGCACATGAGTTGCTTTGCAGGGCATCAACAAGGTAGACAAATATCTTACGGACGCAGGGCTGACGGCAAAGAAATGACTGCTATTATTAGCGGTTCTTTTTATGAGCATAATGAGGACTATTTAGGCTCTCAAGGTAATCAACATTGGCGCGGATGTTATATGTTTAATGATGTAGATGATGGGGCTTTTGATGAAATGGCTTTAAGTATAAAATACCTTAAAGCTAATTATTTGTAGTATAATGTAATTTTAGGAGAAATGTATGGACATTATCGCTGTCATTGTAGGTTTAATTCCTGCTGATTTGTTTGAAACACTTGGTAAATTGTTCGCTTGGGTATCTGCTATTGTTACTGGCGCTTCAGCTATTGTAGCACTTACACCGACACCTAAGGACGATACAATTTTAGCAACTGTTCGCCATTGGGTAGATATTCTTGCTTTAAACGTATTTAACGCTAAAAAATAAACGCATCGCGCCTCTGTCTTGATTGATACGCGCGGTCTTTCTTAATTTAATGGTTTCTAGGACGCCTTTAAATTAATATAGTGAGGCTAAGGTATTAGTCTCACTTTTTTATCAAGTGAGAGAATATGTCGTTTTTACAGATATTTAAGTTATTTGCTACTATTTTAGTTAAACTTTCTGAATATCTGAAAGAACGTAAAATTCGTGAACAAATAGCAAAAGAGGCGCAAGATGAAATTGATAAAAAAGTTGTTATTGCTAATCAAGAAAGAAATGATGCTAAAAATTATTCAGAAGATATAGATAAAAATAATAGAGATATGTTATAATTAACGAGCTGACAAAGTGCTTCAACACTAAGCCAGCTCTAATCAATTCACCTTACTGGAGGTTAGTATGACTAAAGCTATTATAACTCAAGAAGAATTAAAATCACAACTACATTACGACCAAAATACTGGTATATTTACTTGGAAAGAAAAAAAGCAAGGAAGAACCGCTAATTTAAGCATAACTCCTAAGAGATATTTAAGAATTAAAGTGTTAAATACTGTATATTTAGCTCACAGACTAGCTTGGCTTTATGTATATGGTGAATTCCCGAAAATCTATATAGACCATATAAATAGAAACCCATCAGATAATAGAATATCTAATTTGAGAGAAACTACTGCAATGCAAAATTCTCAAAACATGACTAAAAGCAACAAGCCATTGAATAAGGTAGGTGTTCATTCTTTAAGAAATGGAGGATATAGTTCATCAATCAAAGTAAATAGTAAAACCAAATGGTTAGGAACTTTTAAAACTGAGGAAGAAGCGCATCAAGCATACTTAATTGCAAAAAGAGAGTTACATGCGTATTGTACTATTTAGTATTTTATTTTTACTTTCTAGCTGTTCAACCAATCAGCAAAATATAAAAATATATAAATCAATCCCATGCGCCGCATTAAAGCCTATTAGCTATTCATCAAAAAACGATACGCAAATAACTAAAGACCAGATTAAAGAATTTAACGCTGTGTATCAGAAACTTTGCGAATATTAATACAATAACTAAACGCTTTCTCAAAACCATCTTGCCGTGTATCAGAAGTATAACCTATCGTAACACTTTGCTTACCAACTTCTGACATTTTACTAATCGACTTTTCAAATAGTTCTTGCGAGCTGTAAAGCGTTTTCATTTCATAGCCGATTGTAGCAAGATAGGCTACGTTAGCGCAAGCTTCATTTAGGCTGATTGGCATCTGATAGACCTTTTTGGTATGCAATCCAAACACTTTTTAAGAAGGCTGCATCTAGCGAGCCTGTTTCTTTAAGCTTGGCGTTAAATATTTCTTTTAGTTCTTGGGCGTTAATCATTCGTTCACTCCAAAATAATCATTCTCAGTCCAAACACCACCCAACTCATTAAACGTCTTATTAGCTATCCCAAAACTAGGCTCAATTGGAGACCACACTTTGGAGTGCTTCCAACAATGTTGTGCGTTGATGCTAGCTAGAGGTGTGTTGCGTAGTATATGTTCGTGTGGTAAATCGTTAAGTATTGTATTTATCATATTTTTACTTATAACTTGATGGTTCTTTATAAAATTCTCCATGAACTAATTTAGCCCATTGATGATAAGCATCACTTGCATCTTCTGCAGTGTCAAAAAGACCTAAGTGTTTTTGTTTTCCATTTAACCTAAAATAAGATTGCCATTTACATTTATCTTTATTCCATGTAACACATCGAAATCCACTAGTGTTGTTAATGTGAACACTCCTGTTTCTCATGTTTTCTGTCCATGTCGCTTCTCGCAAATTAACAATACGATTATCATTGCGAATGCCATTAACATGGTCAATAAACTCTTTTGGCCATGTTCCATATACATAAAGCCATGCTAGTCGGTGAGATTTGTAAATCTTGCCATTTATGCCTATTACTATGTATCCTTTTTTATCAAGTGAACCAGCAACATCGCCAACTTTAATGCGTTTACTTGTAGAATAAATCCTAGTAAAAACACCAGTATCATGGTCATAGTGCAATAATTCTTTTAATCTTTCTTGTGTAATCATTTCGCTCTCCCGATTACTGGCAAATTCACAGGTGGCAATGTAAAGTCTTCAAGTTGGATTGATGGCTCATAAAACCTTTTATTTATAAAATATTTAAACTCAGATTCACCATCAACTAACTCCATTTTTTTATTCCTGTAACATAGCGATATGTAACAAACTGCACTCTCAGGCCATACTCCTATCGTAAAATCATTGTATGTTTTAATAGGAGGGTCAAACATTTGTGCGACATCCACCTCAAGTTTATTTTGGTATTTTGATATAAAGCTATCAAAGTCTTCTTTAGATACGCTAATCCATTCCATTATTCGCTCACTTTAATATTTAACGCTCTGCGTATTACTGATTGCACAGCTAATGTTGAATGTTTTGCACAATGTTTTAATGCGGCTCTTTGCTCGGTTACTTGCATTTTCAAAGCCTCATTCTCCGCCTTCACCTCTTTAGCTACGTTTGCCAACTCAGAAAGCATCGGCTTTTCATTTACACCAAGTGCTATACGAATATCAGCTATTACACCAAGTAAAATATAGTTTTCTTGCTCTGCGTAAGATTCGGCAAAGGCTTGGAGTTGTGGCTCAATATCAATCCACGAACCGTTAGAATGTTTAACAATTAAACCGCCAAAAATTGGGTGGGGATTAAAACCACACTCAACCGCCAATTTTTCAATATCCATCATCGCTCCCTGCACCAGCACATCCAATTACTATAACTATGCCAATAATTATGCAAAATGTTAAAAAACTCATACCTCAACCTCCAATAAAGCTTTAAGCACCGCAACAATAACAGCCTGTTCGCGTGTGGGGTGGTTGGAATATGTTTCATTAATTGCAATATATTCATTAGTTTTATAGATTGATGCTTTGACAAGACTTCCTAAATTCTCAATGTCAACCATATGCTCAATCGCCAAGCGCATTACGGTTGCAAGTATCTTGCTTGATGTGAACATACATATATCAATGCCAAACTTCTCAGCAACACGCTGGCTTAACTCTTGCAATTCTTGGTTAGTCATTTTTCACCTCGTATTCTCTTAATTGCTTCACTGTAATATTCGTTTTGCTCGTGGTATCTACGTTTACCTTCTGCCCAACTGATATTTTTTTGGGCGTATTTGATTGCATCCTCTGCAACCTTCAAGCGCTCCTCTAAATCAGCATTCTTTGATTTTAAAATGTCAATTTGCTCACCAGTTACAATGAGACTATGTGGGTTTATCATTGCATGCCTCGCATTTTGCTAAGTGCTTCAAGCGCTACAAAGCCATATCCAGCATTAGTTTGCTTTGCGTAGTATTTCAAAGCATCCTCTGCAACCTTCAAGCGCTCCTCGTATTGGGCGGCGCAAGCTTGCCAAATCTCAAAGGGCTTACACTCCAAATCTATTTCCCATTTATTTTTCCACCAAGCTTCAAATCTATCGCGCTCAGTCATATCATTCACCTTTATTCATTTCAGCTAAAACACAGCTAATTAAATCTTCATTGTCAAAATTTTCTTGCGTACTTCCTTCATCGCTTGTCAATCTATTAACAGATGTTTGAGCCGACTTTAACGCTTCAATCAGCCTTTGCTTGCCTGCTTCAAGCCCATCAACCTTCCCCTGTAACTGCACGTTAATCCGTTTAAGCTCACCTAGTTTTAGGTCATCAGTGAATTTTAATTTTGCTTCAAGCTCGGCAATTTTGGCTTGGGCATCGGGTGGCGTTGTGTAGAGTGGTTCGTTTGGTATTTGCTCAAATACTCTATCCAAAGCACATTCCCAACCGTAAAGCATCGCTTCGTATCTATTTGTTATATTTCTATCTTCAAGACCACACCCCATAGCTTCGCTATTGTAGTTAGGAGCCTCAATAGTAAGAGGCTCACACACAACTTGTGGCGCTAATTGCGGTTTAATGTAAAGTTTAGTCCCCGCTGGTAAATCCTCTGTAAGTTTTGGATTCCACTCTACAGACATATCGTATTGAACTCTTGCAACGTCTTCACATGGCACTTCGGTTGATATTTTGTAATTTGTCATAATGTTAATCCTTATTTAGCGCACGAATTTCGTTTGCTATTTCAATTATCGTTAATTTACGAGCAGAGCATTTATCCATAGAGGAATCCCAGTCATCTACGTTTTCTGTCAATTTTTCTGCAATCTTTGCGCACTCCTCACGCACAGCCTTAACATACTCGACAACGTCTGAGTATTTGACGTAATCGCCTTTTTCATCTTGTCGCATAATATAGCCGTCTCTCATGCTGATAACTTGGACATATCTTTGAATTTTCATCATTCTTCCACCATTTCAACGGTTTCTTCTACAAAGCGGATAAATTGATAGCGTGGCAAAATAACTTTAAAGTGTGATTTAGTGTATTTGATACTTGTACATTCAAATTTACCTGATGGATGTTTATATACTACATGCCCTTTCTCCACCAACTTCTTAGGCTTTTGGTAAGCGTGGGCAGGGATGTCGAATGGTTGCCAGAAGAGTGTTGTATATGCGTGACATTCAAGAGCTTTACCATTTGTCATATAACTATTAAATTTGGTTTTAATAGGATAAGTATGGTCATTACGTATTTCAATAATTTCACATCCGCCATGTCTGTTGTCCCAAACCTTATCGCCAACCTCAATATCATGTCCGTGTAGTTTCATTTTTTTAGTCCTTAAATAGGCTCTCTGTTTTTAATTAACAAATCCCATTTATCAAAAGCTCTTTGCCATGATTGGTAGATTGTTAGTGGCATTTTTATCTTTTTTAATTTCTTAATAAATCCAAACCAAGTTGTTTCTATGGTCAAAATAAATATGACTTCTTCAGAATTTAATGCGGAGTACTCACTTTCACGCTCATAACTTAATAATCTGCTTATTTTTAGTTTCATCTCACACTCCAATCTCTCAAAACACACCATCCTGCAATCACAAACGCAAGTAGGATAATTAGTAGGGTTAGGTCTTCTAGGTTGGTTTGTTTCATAATTTCCTCAATTCTGGTGCGCCTTCTGGAATCGAACCCTGTCCTGACGGTTATGAGCCGACTGCTCTTACCAAATGAGCTAAAGGCGCTTTAATGTTAAATTCATAATCCAATACGCGCTGAGAGCCAGAACTTTAAACTCATAGGAATGCTCGCGTATCAGGTTAGAAACTCGTAACTGCGATTAGCCATTTAAAGGCTATTTCTAACTACCTTGCAAGGATTCTTAACCAATCACAAAATAACCAATAATTAATATAATACAGCCAACGTAAGCCAATGTACAAAGCAATTCTTCTTTACTTGGCATTTCGTCTTCTACTCGGTTGTTTTTCATGTCTTTGTCAAGCATCATAATCTCCTAAAATAATCTCACACCTGTGGCGTCACTTCCGAAAATAGCATCAAACTTTTTGTTCATGCGCTTTTTAGCTTCAAAGCTTAATCTTGCCATTGTTTCTTGAGTGATTTCAATGCCTTCGTTTTCAGCCAACTCAATCACACTATCAACGTTTTGATATTGCCAGCTACGTGCGATTTCCATTGCTTGTTTATATTCTTCCGTCATGTCAATCATTTTAAACTCCTTCAATTAAAGTTAAGCCAAGATTATCACAATGCTTTCTAGCTGTTTCATCGTTGCAATAGATAGTTAATTCAAATTTATCTCTGCCAACATGATATTTAAACTTTTGATGACGCGCTTTGTCTGTTCTATATGTTGTTTTTAAATAATCTTTTAACTCAATAAACGCTTCCATGTAAAACTCCTTGTTAGTTAATGTTTAATAATATTAAATCAATTTATTGCAAATGTAAACAATTATTTTCAATAAAAACAATATTCACCAAATTCAAATATTATTTTATACGCTCTTAATTGTTTTTCACAAGTAACATAAATATCATTTTGTAAAACTTGGGCAATCCATATTGGTTTTACACATTGCGCATCAATCATTAACACATATCTATTTTTATTTGTATGAAACTCATATTTTTTATTTTGGCGATATGTAAAAATCCAATCTTTTTTGCCTAATCTTTTTACTGTTGCAATCACAATATTCTCCATTTTAAAACACAGTTTCAACAATTTGCAAAGTTCCAATTACGCCACTTTTGCTTGACAATATCTTAGTAAATGAATCTGTGCGGTTTGCTAAGTATTGGATTGTTGCGCGGTTAAGCTCTGAGTATGACAGGCCGACTGTGAACGGTAACTTGAAAGGATAGTGGCTACGCATAAGTATCAAAATATCCTGTTCTACATAATTCTGTTATTGCTGGCACATCATTTTCTAAAAATGGCATTAAGTTAGTTGTATCAGTTGTTAGTTCAATCGAATCAATCTCAATTCCCCAGTAACTAGGCTCTTCACGCGTTGCTTTTTCGTGAGTAACAGTGCCGTAAACGTCTAACTTAATGCCTAAATATTCTACTGTTAAGACCATTATGTTTCCTTTCGTTTGCGTTGTTGATGTAGTTATAATATCACAATAAAAACAAAAGTAAACACTTTTCTGCAAAATAATTTAAATATTTTCTTTTAATTTAAATTTAAGCAACTCAAGCTTAGACGTTGGAATATCTCTTGATGACGCACAGCGCCAAATCCTAACGGTCATTTTTGAAACATTTAAAAGATTTGCCACGTTCCATGCTGTGATATTGTATTTTTCCATTAGGGTTAAAAGTTCTTGTCGATTAGTTTTCATTTATATATCACCCATCCTTTTAACGGTTTTTTAGTTTTTTTGCTAATTTTTCCATTTTCTTTATAGCATTGAACACTCATACTTTTTGCATTTAACTTGTTGCTTACATAGCGCGATAAATTCATAGCAAAATTGAGGCGCGTCAAAGTTTTGGCTGCATGGCTTTGCCTTCATCTTTTTGTAATAATATTCGATGCCTTCTTTTTCTTCAAATTCTGTTTTACCAGCCAAATAATCTTGCTTATATTTAAATTTTGCCATTTCTTCAGTAACGCCTATTACTCTAAATGCTCCCATTTTAGCCTCCGTTAATTTTATAAATATTCCACTCTTCGCGCCATCTTTTCATTAAATGCAGGCTTTTTATTTTAAATCAGAAGGGGATGTCTTGAGATAGTCCGTCCATAGCATCAAAATCACTATCAGGCGTCATTTCTTGAGCCTTAGACGCATTATTTTTGCTATCTGATGTGCTAGTATCACTTTGAGTATTTTTACTGCCTAGCATCTGCATAACGTCACATAAAGCCTCAGTTGTATATCGTTCTTGACTTTCTTTGGTTTGCCACTTTCTAGTTTGCAATCGACCTTCTAAATATACGGAACTGCCTTTTTTAAGGTATTCTCCAGCAATCTCAGCAAGTTTGCGATACATAACGATGTTATGCCATTCAGTTTTTTCTTGTTTTGCTCCGCTTTTATCTTTCCATGTCTCAGTCGTTGCTATGCTAAAATTTGCAACTGCTTCTCCGTTTTGCATATAACGAATTTCTGGGTCTTTTCCTAAATTTCCTAATAGAATTACTTTGTTTACTGATGCCATTTGTTTATTCTCCTAAAATTTATGTGTGTTACCAATTAAGTCAACTACTTCATTAAAATACTTTTGCGCTGCTTCAACTTTTTGCACGATTTTTGCTTCAATATCCATATCACGCTCGTAAGGTACAATTGTTAATCGCATCGCTTCGTCAATATGGTCAACTTGGTGCAATTCTGGCTGTTCATAGCGCATTAAGTCTTCAGGTGTTGAAAGCATAACATAAGCATTTTCAAAAAAATCCATATTATAAAGCATCATGTACGCACGGCCTTGATATTCATAATCTTTGCTAATTCCATCCTCTGAAATCGCTGGGAAGGTCGCTAAAGACCACGAGCATTTAATATCAATAATCTTATCCATAGTTAAAATGTCGCATGTACCTATAAGCCAATCATTTTCCTTTGTCCACTGATTTTTTTTGCAATTTGTAAACATTACACGATTATACAATTCAATTGCCTCATCTTCTAGCTGGATGCCTTTATCCATGTATTTTGATGTAATTTGCTCACGGTAGCCGTAGACAAATTCTTTCGCCAATTTCTTAACATAAGTCTTGGCTCCTTCTGACAATGTTTCTGTTTTTAACTTAGGCTCAGTCATAATTTTACCTAAGCTTGATGGGTGTATTTTTAACATAATTTATCCTAAAATTGACTCTAAAACTGTTTTATCTTGCTCAGGTGTTAAATCAAAGTTTTCTGCTAATTGCTCAATCGTATATTCTTTAGCTTTAATTTTTACAATTGCAGCTTTCAATCTTTCATCTGTAATCTTTTGCTTTTCTTTAGGCTTGATGCTTAACTTAACATTTTGATGCTCATCTGTATCGGCATCTTTTGTGTCATCAATAGCAAATAAACCGTTCAAAGCATATTTTCGAGCGTATGATGAGGCCGTGCCAGTAATTTGGCTTGCGTCCATTCCCTTTTTATTTTCTTCTTCACGAGCAAAAGCTGTAGATGAAGCGATGATTTTTTCATCTGAATAAACAATCACAGTAGCTTTAACATAAACCCTATCAAGAACTGCTACAACTTCGTCAAACATATTCAAATAGTAATTGTATTTCATAAGCACTGGCTTAACAGCTTCTACAATATCTTCACATGAACGATATTTGTATTTTCCAAAAGAATTAAACTGCCCTTTAGGGGCTTTAAGCTCAGCTTGAATTTTTTGCATACTCATTTTGCTTCCTTTCTTTGTTAAAGTTTAACAATATTAAACCATTTATTTTTAATTGTAAACATTTATTTTTGATTTATCTGAAATATTTTTTAATTTTATATGTTGTTTTAGTAACATAGTGGTGTATAATTATTTTTAGTGACGTTAGTAATAGTGTGAGTCAGACACTTATATTGCTAACCTCATTGAGGCTAAGCCACGTTTTTTCGATACTGACTCTATCGGGATACGTGGCTTTTTTATGGAGAAAACAAATGGCGGAAAGAAGAATGTTTGCCAAATCAATTATTGATAGTGATGCATTTTTAGATATGCCACTATCAACTCAAGCATTATATTTTCATCTTTCTATGAGAGCTGATGACGAAGGATTTATAAATAATGCAAAAAAAATACAAAGAATGATTGGTTCAAATGATGATGATTTAAAAGTTTTAGGTGCTAAAAAGTTTATTATTCCATTTGAAACTGGCGTCGTTGTAATTAAGCATTGGAAAATTCACAATTATATTCGTGGCGATAGAATTCAATTAACAAACTACAAAGATGAGAAAAGTAAACTAGATATTAAAGAAAATGGCGCATATACCGTCATGTCTGTCACTTGTCAGTCAGATGTCAGTCAAATGTCAGCACAGGATAGTATAGGTAAGGATAGTATAGGTAAGGATAGTATAGATATATATAAGGAAAAAAACGTTCCTTATGATGAGATTATCAATTTATTTTCTGTAACTTTACCAATGTTATCAAAACCATCTAAGTTATCTGAAAGTAGAAAGAGACTTATTAAAGCAAGGTGGTTTGAAGATGTTAAGCATCAAAGTTTGCAATTTTGGTCAAGTTTATTCTTATACATAGCCGAATCTGATTTTTTAACAGGTCGTTTTTCTAAATGGCAATGTGATTTTGATTGGATTTTAAAAGCAGATAATTTTTTAAAGATTACTGAAGGAAAATATATAAACCGCACTAATATTGATGAAGGAGCGCCGTTTTGATTTATCCAGATGATGCAAAAGAGTTTTCAAGATTAATGATTGTTTTATGGCAAAGCAATGGCAGAAACGCTCCAACAAGAGAATTGATGGCTGATTGGTTTGATAAACTTAAACAACATGATATTGATTATGTAAAAAAAGTATTTGACACTGTTATTAAAAATTCATATGAGTTACCAACTTTTAAAGTTATTAATGACGCTTTAAGGCCTAAAGAAGAGTTTTACAAAGCCTTGCCGCGTCCAGTTGCTAATGAAATATCAAAACAACAATCTGAAAAAATAGTCGAGTTAGTGAACGCGACAAAACCAAAAAGAGATATGAAAAGTTGGATTTATCCAATCTTAGAAAATCCAAAAAACTATCCAACTATTGCTGTAAAATCTGCACAAGAAGTAAAAAATGCATTATAATTATATTGTCAGTTGCTGGAGAGCACGAATAGCGGATAGTGCCTAACCACTTGAAGGCTGACACACTCACTCAATCTGTTAGGAGAATATCACATGCTTACACAAGCAGAATTAAAATCATTGCTACATTACAATCAAGAAACAGGAATTTTTACTTGGCTAAAACATAATTCAGGAGTTTCAATTTTAAAAGCTGGTACAAATAAAGGTAATGGGTATATACAAATTTCTTTAAAAAGAAAAAGATATTTAGCCCACAGATTAGCATGGCTTTATGTTTATGGAGAATGGCCTAAACAACAAATAGACCATATTAACGGTATTAGAGATGACAATAGGATAGTTAATTTAAGAGACGTTTCTAGGTCTAAAAATCTCCTTAATCAAAATCACAGTAATATAAATAAAAGAAATAAAAGCGGCGTAGTAGGTGTTTCATATTTTCCAAGAGACAATAATTGGGTTGCACAATTTATGGTAAATGGTGTTACAAAGTATTTAGGAAGATATGCAACGGTAGAAGAAGCAAAAAAAGTTCTTTTTGATGCAAAAGAGGCGCTAAATGCAGACTGACTTCAAACAACTATTAATTGACTTAAACAAAGTTTATAAATCTTACCCAAGGTTATCTAAAGTTTTAAACGTACCTTTAGGCACTATGAAAAAAATTTTGTACATGGGAACAAAAGAGATTTATTATTCAACTGCAATGAAAATTATTAATTTGCACAAAAGGCACTTTGATGAAAAATAAAGAAAAATCATGCAGTGAGTGGCTAAAAGAAATGGCTAAAGAAGGCTTCACTGGTAAATTCAAAGCTACTAATGGCGAGCAAACTTATACAGGTGAAATAACCAAAGACGGTGAGATTAAATCAAAAAGAATAACTACGCAAAGCGAATCAATGGCTAAAATAAGAGGCATGCTAAATGGAGATTAAACAATTCAATCTATCTAAGCAAAACTTACCTTACTTTATTGCAAAGCTTGAGAATTTTGATTTTAGTTTAGGTTATGTTGCGGATGTTTATCTGAAGAAAACAAAACGCACGTTGGACCAAAACGCTTTATATTGGAAATTATTGACTGAGTTTGGCAATTATCTAGGCTATCACTGTGAAGAACTACACGACATTATGCGTAGAAAATATTTGTTTAAAGTGATATTTTTTGATGGAAAAGAAGAAGTCATTTTATTATCGACAACAAAACAAGATACCAAAGCAATGGCAGAATATTATAGTAAATGTTTAGACTTTGCAGCTAATCATGGATTTATTTTTGAGGAAAACTTATGAAAGTTGTAGAGTTTAGCGGTAACAAAAAAGACCTTGTGAAAGTTGCTGATGAGCTTATGCAAATTATTTATTCTCAAGACCCGCCATTGACATTAATTGAAATTTTTGGATTGCTTGAAGTTATCAAATTTGAGATTATTGAGGACTTATGAGTAAAAAGTGTAAGGTTTGCAAAACGCAATTTAATCCAATCAATTCATTACAACAAGCATGCGGATGGGAATGTGCACTTGTACTAGGCAAGCAGAAGACTGTTAAAGACCAAGCAAAGCAATTAAAAGCCGAACGGTCAAAAGTTAAGCAAAGAAAAGAAGCAATAAAGTCGTTGACTGAATTAGCCAATGAGGCACAAGTTTATGTTAATCGCTATATCCGTTACCGTGACAAACATTTACCATGTATTTCATGCGGTAAGTTTAGGCAATCAGTTCATTGTGGGCATTATCGCTCACGTAAAGCCGCGCCTCATTTAAGATTTAACGAAAAAAATATGCACTCACAATGTGCGGAATGTAACACCCATCTATCAGGCAATCAAATTGAGTACAGAATTAACCTAGTTAAGAAAATAGGCATTGAATCCGTTGAAGCATTAGAAAACGATAACCGTACACACAAATACACACGCGATGAATTAATCGAGATTAAGAAAGAGTATCAAAATAAATGCAAATTATTTGAAAATAATTGAAAATAAGTGTTTACAAATAAAATTAGATGAATTATTATAACTACATCAACAACGCAAACGGATTAAATAAAATGATTACTGTGATTGAAGCTCAAATGTACAGCATGAAAAATGAAATGGCTTACCAAGTTACATATTCAGACAATACAACTTTAAGAGTAATTGAATCTACAGATAAAATTATTCGTAGTGAATTTAAAAAAGATGGTGAATGGATTAAAAGTAAAGCATATGTTGTAAAAAGCAATAAAAACAGACAAAACGAAAAAATTAAGCAAAGAGTTATGGAGTTTTTAAAATGAAAGCAAGTGAAGAAGCAAAGAACGCTGGCCTTAAAAGCTTAAAAGAGCTAGCAGAAATATCAGGTTTAAATGCAGTAACTTTAATTAACTGGCTAAGAAATAGACCTAAAGCATTTA